GCCACTTCATTTAATCTTAGGTCTGTCTGGAATCATCTTGGAGTTAGCAAGCCAGTAATCTTTAGCTTGAACCCCTACCATACCCTCTACAGGACAATAAGTGCCGGCATCCCACATACCCCACCAGATAGCAGAGTCTTGGCACATCACCGCAACAGCAGCAGTTTTCATCTGCATTAAAAACAATGACTCAGCTTTGACAATCATTTCACAGTTAGAGTCTCTAACAGTAGCTCCAAAAGAGATACCAAGGATTTGAGTCTGAGTTGCTCCTGAGATACCAGTAGAACAGTTCTTATTGTTAATTGTGGTGATATTAGGAGATATAGCAGAAGGTGGTGGAGATTTTACTGTGGTCTCAGCTCTGCTTGTAGAGTCAGTAATAATAGGGTCAGCTAATGCAATGGCAGATATACCACCAAGGGCTAACCCCATCATAAAATAAAGAAACAGTCTCATTTGAAATGACCGTTACCAGCTAACCAAGTAACAAGAGCAAGAACCCCTATACCAATAATATAAAAGGTTTTCTTTACAACACCTTTGCCAACTGAGATATAGACATTTTGAATAACCCTCTCGGTTACTCGCTCAACTATATGCTCAATCTGCTCATCAGATAAAGGTAGGTTCTTGTCGCTCATTTGTTACTCCTGTGGGAAAGACAAGTCTAAAGAAGCTAACTGTTCTACAGTTGTAACAGCAGTAATACTTGCCTCTAACTCTGTAGCTTTAGCCACTACTGATGCTCTGTAAGCTACTGTAGCTGTAGGAATAGCAACATCTCTTTCAGCCTTACGAATGACCATCCAATCAGTCTGAGCAAGGATAGTGCCAGCAGTCTGTTTAACTTGTGCAATAAAGTTAGATTTCAAGCCTTTAGTTACCAATCGCTCTGTAGAATCAACCATTGATTCAGTAACTGGGTCGTAAACTTTAACAAACATAGGGTTGCCGTCTTGGTCTACTTCTTCCCTATCTTCTAGGGCTTTAGGTAGGGTTGAATCACCATTCCAGTAAAAGCGGTCATCTGCACGAACTGGGTCAGGCACTTCAGTAATACCAATGGCTGCCTTTTCTTCGGCTGAAGATAATCTGAGCCAGTTGGCAGGATATTGAATTTCATTGGCAGTAAATGGTGTATCTACTGCTAGGGGTTGGTTGTTAAGTAAAAACATTTTATTACCTCGCTAAAGAATATTTGAATGGGTTTTCGGCAAAAGCCATGTAGATGTAGGTTTCGCCACTTGCGTTTGGATTAAATCCTGAGCCTACTCTAAGTTTAAATCCATTACTTACAATGTCAAAGCCACCTGTGGTTAGTGTGTAATCAGCATTAGAAGCATTGGCAAATAATGATGTTGTAGCTTCGTTATATGGATTTCTAGATGTATCAATCATAAACCAATCAGATGTGGCAGAACTTCTCTTAACCATTAACCAACGAGGTCTAAACCCAAGATATACAAAAGGGCCGTCAGAGCTTCCATTGCCTGTGTAAGAACCAATTGCAGAGTAACCTGCGATAGCTGAGAAGCAATAGGCTACATATTTTTCTGTGTTGGTATTGACCTCTACTCCGTTGCCAATGCTAAACACGGTTGAAGTTGGTAGCGTGTCATTCCAGCGGTCTGCCGCATCCGCAGTTGCCGCAGTTGTGTTCAGAACCAAGTAGTCTGTTTCAGGGTTTGCGGTATTGGCAGCATGATACACTTGCCATGCGTCTGCGGCATCTCGGTTTTTTACAATAATCATCCTTGGAGCAACACCCAAGCCATGCCCTACTGTCGCATTAGCACCTGTGCCTGTATAAGTCACTACAGAGAACCCAGCACTTGTATTAGCACTTACTGTTGAAGTAATAGAACCAGCAGTATTGGTTACTCCAGCACCATTAGCTTTCCAGTTCCAGCCAACATAAGTTACGCCACTTCCGTTGTATCTGCCGTTACTGGTTGAGCCAGCCGTAGTTGAAAAACCATCGCTAGAAAACGCAGATAAGTAGCCAAATGCAGGGCTATGCCAATTTTCTGCTTCTGTGTTATTTGAAGTCAAAATGCGTGCATTACTGCCATCGCCAACACCACGCACAGAGTCATTCAATAGGTGTGATTCCACGATTGAACGAGGTTTAACCCATACCAAGTCAGGCTGGAATCCAACTCCTGTGATAGCTCTGCTTCCCGTTCCATCTCCAGTCCACAATACAGCATTGAAGTAATCCCCAGCCTGTGTAGATGCTGTTGCACCAATAGTAGGAGTAGGTAGATTAAAAGTATTTAATGCTACAAAGCCTGTAGGTGGTGTGTATGCGAATGGTCTTTGACCGAAGTTCCATGAACAATTTGCATTTTCTGTACCACCAGCAAAGTAGTAATCTACAGTCATTGGAATACTAGAAAAAGCTGGGCTGGTTGATGTTGCGGGGTTGCTTGAGTTAAACCAAGTTCCATTTCTACCAAAGTAAAGACTGCCAGCATCAGCATCAAAAGCGACCATAATAATATCGCCATTTGAAGGTGCAGTTCCATAGCTTGTGTAAGAATTGTTATTTACTTTGTCTGTAGTTCCAAAGTTATTTTGCCATCCATAACCATCAGAATATTTGCCAACATAACCACTATTTGCAGTATTAGCATTAACAATAGAACTTCCTGATGTAGAAATAATCCCTAAACCAAAGTTTAATACATCAGTCGCAGTCAATTCAGCATAAAACTTGCCTGACCGCATAGATATTGTTGAATATGCCAATAGCCAGTTTGTAGAGCTTGTATGAGTTAAATTACCATTAGTAAGTGTTTGGCTTGCATTTGTAATACCAAGGGGATTCAACACAGCAAAGTTAGCCGCAGTCGCACTTGTCAATGTCGGCACATCTGTCATGCTGTCATAAGTAGAGCCAGCAGTTAATGAGATGTTATTAGTAGTCCAGTTGTTACCATTGCCACTAAAGTCATTGCCTAGTGTTGTGGTTGTTGAGTTGTTAGTAAATGGTAAATAGAATCCATTAGTGCCATAAGTGCCAGCATACTTCTTAGGTTGCCATACTCCAGTAGAAGCATTGATAGCACCGAAAGATGATGGAGTTAGGGCTTGACCATCAATGAAGTTTGTTTCTGCTAGATAGCCATCAAAGTAACTATTGTTGTTATAGTTTCTTCCGATATTATGAGGTTGTGTATTATTAAAATCAAAATTAAAGTTTAAAGATGGATAAGTGGAAACAGAAAATGATGTAATTTGATTCCCATTTACATACATTTTAATTCTATTAGAAGATGTTGCTTGTGTTGTATCTACCGCAACAACAATATGATACCAAGCTGAAATATCTCTAAATACTTGAGTGGTTTCTAATTGAACTGCATAAGAACCTGATTGATAAGCATAAATACCTAAAATATTTCCTGAGGCATTAAAATAGATAGCATCTTCTTGTGTTCCGCCACTTCCAGCAGAAATAAAATGTTGATTAGTGCTTAATGCTCCTCTTTTTATCCAAGCACTAAATGTAAACTTTTGTCTATCAGTAGCACTAGCTGGAGTTCTACTTAAATAAGCACTAGCACTAGACCTTAATCTTAATGATTTATCAAGGTTATAGCCAAATTGACCTGAAGAACCTGCAATAATATTTGAGCCAATAACTGACATAGTTATCCTTAACTATAGTTAGCTGTAAATACCGCATGAATAGAAGTAGAGCTTCTGACAATATAGTCAATTCTATCTACTGCTCCGCTAGAAGTGCTTAGAGTAGGTGCTGTTCCACCAATAAAGTCATAGTAAGAGCCGTAAGCAAGAGTTCTTGAACCTGTGCCATCTTGACTGATAAAGATTGAACCTGTTTGACCAGCAGTTAGGTTAGATGGGTTAGCAAGAGTTCTGTTACCACCTAGAGTTACTGAGAAGTTATTAGCTACTGCAAAGTCTGGAGTAATAGTTGAGCCATCAGTAAGGGCTGAGATTGCACCTCGCTGTGCAGCAGTAAATGATTGAGCTACATCAGTCTTAGCTGTGTCAGCATCATAGGCTTGGACATCAGTACCAATTGTTAAGCCCAAAGAAGTCTTTAATGTTGCGCCTGACTCAACTACAAAGTTTGTGCCATTACCAATTACTACACCATTGTCTGTAGCAGTAAGACCAGCAATATCAGCTAACTGAGCATCAAAGGCTTGCACATCTGTACCAATAACAAGACCTAGGGCTGTTCTAGCAGTAGAAGCACTTGTAGCTCCTGTACCACCAGCAGTAAGGGGAATAGTATCTCCACTTGTACCAGCTTGTAAGTCTTTCAAGTCAGACATTAACTGTCGAATAGCATTATTAATACCGCTAGGCGCACAGCCTTCTGCAATATTAATACTGTTAATGTCAGTATTATTATCTGGGTTTACATCAAATTCGGAGATTTTCGTTTTTGGCATGGTTTACAATTCCTTTTATGCAATTATCTTACTTAACTGTACCTATTTCAATCATTTTAGGCAGATTATCCTATGAATATTTTGGACTCATAGGTGCTTCAATTACCTTTCTAATAATCCTTGTACTTGCTGCGATTCTCTTTCTCTTAGCAAATCGGATACTGCACCGCCACCAGCAACACCTACAGGCGCACCATAAGTACCCTGTAAAGTTGGTGCGGAAAGACCTCTTGTAGCTTGGAAGGCTGAAACAGCACCTCTTGCTGGCTTAACTAGACCTGTAGCTGCTGTAAGACCAGCACCAGTAGCGACATCACCACCAGCCATTGTCATTAAGCCAAGACCCTTCATTAAGTCCTCACCAAGTCTTGCAATTTCATAACCTGTCTTAGATGGGTTCATTGCTTGTGATGGTGTAACTGTCTTAGCTAAAGCAGTTCTAAACTCTCTCAAAGATTTTACTTGTTCTGGGGTAAATATCTCATTAGCCAATTGTGCGCCTTTGCCCATAATAAGCTCATCTACTTCCTTAACAATTTTAGATGCCGGCTTTACATTGCCTTGAGTGTCTTGCACCAATCTCATGTAAGCAGCTTGTCTAAACTCATTAAATTGCTCTGAGTTTTCCCCAAAGATGTCTTTGAACTTCTTAGCAACTCTTACAGCTACTTGGTTCTCACCAATTTTTGAAGTTCCAAATAGATAATTCATTGTTTCTACAGGAGTTAAATCCTTAGATGCAATCTTATCAATTATTTTCTGTGCATCAACATCAGCAGCTTTAGGGTCTACTTTAAACTTACTGTAGTAATCTTTAGCGATTCCTCTAGCATCTTTTAACTTAGCCAATTGGTCAGCATCACCAGAAGCCAATCCTTTAGTAATTGTGTCATCTAGCCAGTTATCAAACTCATTTCTAATTGTGCTAATAACTGTTCTATCTGTATCGTTAGCAGCAGTACCATAAAAAGAGTTTAGCTTCTTTCTTGTTGATTCTAAAGACTTTAAATTAATATCAGTAACTGTAACCCCATCCATCTTTGGAACAGCATTTTTAACCTCATTAAATGCTTTTACAGCAGAAGGGGTTAATTCTGGGTCAAATACTAAATTTTGTTCTTGAATAACTTTTTGAACTCTAAATGGCATTTCATCAACAGCAGCAACAGGAATATTTAAAGCTCTTAAATCTGTAGCATCATAAGCCTTAGTAACTCCAGCCTTCATCTGTTGCTTTTGACCTCTAAGCATTTCATAGATAGTGCCACCAGCTTCAGTCTGGTTTGCAGCTCTAGCTTCTGGAGCAATTACTTGACCAACAAGACCAGCTTCTTCTTCAATAGCTTTTCTTTGTGCAAGGTCAAATCTTTGCATAATGTTTTGTGCTAACTTACCTCTGCCAGCATTTCTCATAGCTTCTTCACTAGCAATCTGTCTTACATCACCAGTAGATTGACCAAGAGTTAAAGGTATTCTTCCTGTATCGGCTGCACTAGCTACAGATGTAATTCTGTCAGCTTCTTGTGCAAATTTAGAGCCTAAATTCTTGTAAGCATTGACAATAGCTTCTTTGCCTTTTTCTCCAAACTCATCAAAGTTAATGCCTGATTGTTTTAAGATGTCCTTAAACTGACCAGATACTTCTCCTGCTGAATTAAATACTGGCTTTCTAGCTCTTAAATAAGTAGCTAAAGCATCACCAACAACTTGACCACCTGCACCAAAAGCAGTATCTAAACCTACTTTAAAAGTGTCAAATTCTTGTTGAGAACCTAACATCTGAGCAGCAGTTTCTTTTGCCGCAGATATTCCACCACTAGTTACTCCAGCAATACCAAGTCTAGTAGCTGCACTTTTAGCAACACTAGCAAGTTTGGCAGCAGGTATAAATTGAATAATATCGCCCACAAAACCGACTGCATCAACAGGAGATAAGCCTTGTTTGTTTGTATAGAATGGTTTTCCACCAATAACTACATAAGGGTTACCCTTTTCATCCTCACCACCTTGAGAGCCTTCTACAGAGCTTAAAATGATGTCTTGTAAAGCTCTAGGGTCAGTAGTAGCCATAGTACCCATAAACATCTTAAAACTCTCAGGAAGGCTTACTTTAGCTCCTAGATACTCTGGTGTTTCAGATGTTGGTACTGGTAACTTTGCTATGCCAAAATCTTCATTTGTCATCACTTGAGTTGATGGTTTTGCAACACCCTCAAATGGGTTTCCTTCTACTGGTGTAAGAGTAGCCATTAATCACTCACTTTATAAAATTTATCACCTTGTTGAACATAGTAAGCACCATCTTTACCTTTTTTTCCAATTATTCTTTTATTACCTATTGTAAAAGGCAATTCATCAGGCTTTTCCATATTTTCAAAAGGACTCTTAATTTGATTAGGATTAGCGCCAAAGTCTTTAGCAAATGACCTGTAAGTATCAACATCAGCTTGAACATTCTTAGAGTAACTATTAACCATGCCATAAGCAGTAGCCATAATGTCATCTCTTTGTCTAGGAGTTAATGAACCACCCCTATCAATCTGTTGCGCCAAACCAATTAAAGATTGAGGAATACTTGACTTGCCTTTGATAGTGGCAATATCACCCTGTTGCACAGCACCTTGTGGGTCATAAATCTTAGCTAGACCATAGATTAGTGTAGAGTCTGTTGCTGGGTTTTCTTTATCTTTTGCTGCACCTACCATAGCATTGTATCGTCTAGCAACTTCTCTATAGTCTTTTACTTGAGTATTGAACTCTTTGACATTTCCAGAGGCAGCTTGAGCAACAGCAGTAGGGTCAGCAGTATTAATCTTAGGAGCTTTTGCTTGGTCAGACTGAGTAATATAAGTTTGAACTCTTGTTCTGTCCTCATCAGAAAACTTATCTGGTGTCTTTAATCTTCCACCTTCATCTTTGATACCTAAAACACTAACTGCTTCTTTTACTTGGCTAGGAACATCAGACATCTTCATTGTTGCACCGCCCAATAATGGCAATGCTTTATCAATATTGGCTAACTCATCAAATCTTCCCATTCCAGCCAATACTGGTGCAATCTTATTAATGTCGTATGTATATCCAGTAAGTTTTTGAGTTGGAGCTTGATAAGCAGGGTAATCTTCTCCTGCATAGTCAGTTAATGGAGCTGGCACAGTCTGATATTGAGGAGTTGCTGCACTTGCATATAATTGTTTTAACTGCTGTGTTTCTTTTTGCTTGCGGACTAATTCAGATATTTGAGTAGCCTTTAGCATATCATTTAGGCTTCTATCCATAGAGCCTTGATAGCCACTATATCCACCTAACAAAGCCTGACCAATAGCCTGACCAGTACCAACTGGTCTAGCTTGTGCGCCTGACATAGATAGTAACTGAGCAAGAGCATTTAAAGCACCCATACTTAAGGCTTCATTCTTCATCTGCCCATATTGTTCTTGCCCAAATAATTGAGCTAGTGGATTTGTGTCTAATAGTGCCATTTTGTTATCCTAATAATGAATACACATTTGGAGTTGATGTTCTTTGGTTTAACAAAGACAAAGTTGGTGAATAATCAACAACACCTTGTGGTCTTGTATTTTGTCTGCCTTGATATAAACCGCCATAAGGCTGTTGTTGCTGACCGCCAAATAATTGATTACCTAATCTTAAAGCATCTATAGCATTTTTAGGAGTAATTGACATTGGTGCAGTAACTCCTGTAATTCCAGCAGTTCCACTTGGTAATGCCTCTGCACCACCTAAATATCCTAGACCACTAGATGCGCTTGTTCCTACACCACCCATGCCAGCGCCTAATGATGTTCCTGCTAAAGAACCTGTGCTTATACCTGTTCCAGCAGCAGCTCCACCAGCAGCAGTACCAGCACTTAATCCAAATCCTGTAGTGCCAGAACCTACTGCACCTGTTGCAGCACTACCTAAAGCCTGTGAGCCTAAAAAGTCTGTCCCACCAGCAACGGCAGCTTGTGTAGCATTAGCAGCAGTTGTTCCGGCAACAGCAGCTTCAGTAGCAGTAGCTCCCTGAGCAAGAGCAGTAGCTTCAGCAGTATTTCCAGCAGCAATAGCTTCAGCGCCAAAATAAGCACCACCAGCAACGGCAGCAACTGTGTACCAACCCCCCGGAATTTCCTCATTGACTTTATCGTCAATCCATGAGCCGGCATCTTTTAAAGGGTCTGTTACTGTATCTACTATGTTGTCTATAAATCCACCGCCACTCATAGTTTGTTCTCCACTATTACATACTTTTCAGTAAATCCTAATCTTCTCCAAAGTCTAGCAATTGATTCTCTTGCTGCGCCTTGAACCTTAGTAGCTCCCTGAGTTTTTAACAACTCTGTGAACTCTTTGTAAATCTCTTTGTCGCTTATAAACTTACCACCAATAGTAGTAATAAAAGCCACCCTGTCATTCGGATAGTTTAAGAAAGATACTGTGCAACAGCCTTTAATCTTTCCTAAATTATCTAAAGCAACTATTAACTGCCATTGTCCATTAGTTAAAAATACTTTAACTTGGTCTAGTGAGTAGTCATCAGAATACTGTAAAGCATCTTCAATGAAACCACTTACTAGATTCCAAGTCTGTGAAACAAAGTTCTTATGAACTATTTTAAGCATTAAAAGTATGAGCCACCTAATAATCCACCTAATGCAGCGCCACCAAAACCACCAGCAGTAGGGTTCATAACATAGTTTCCAAAAGAACCTAAAGTATTTGAACCACCACCCATAAGATAACTTGCTCCTTGACCGCCTAAATAACCTAAACCAGCACCAGCCAAACTGCCGATAATAGGATTGCTTGGCATATTCTGTGTCTGTGTACCATAAGAACCCATAGGACTACCATATACAGAAGATAAGTAACCAGATAACTGTTGGTATGGTAACTGCTGACCAAAGTTGAATCTAGCCATTTGCTCTTGTAATGGTTGAGCTGCAATAGCTTCTTGAGCTGCACCAACTTGTGCCAATTGCTGAGAAGGAATGAACTGCTGACTATATATAGAAGGAGCTGCTGCTGCTAATCCAGCCAAGCCTAACTGAGCCTGTTGTTGCAATCCACGCTCTTGCTGATACTGTTGTCCTGCAATGTTAGAAGTTACATCACCTAAAGCACGACCATAACCTTCTGTAGCCTGTCCTAAAGCATTTTGCATTGCACCAGAACCATAGCGACCAGACTTAGAATATAAACTAGCAATCTGTGGCAATACTTGATTTGAGAATTGTTGCTCTAGTGGTCTAGTAGCAGCTTGCATCATCTGAGATTGATAAGGGTTACTACCTAGGAATGAACCACCAGCAGTTGCACCAATACCACCCAATGACTGTGTGTAAGCCTGTTGAGCTTGCTGTAGAACAGGACTTGTTTGGCGAGCTAGAGCTTCTTGTTGAGCCAATGCTTCAGTAGTCTGAGTAGATGGGCTAACATAAGTCTGCCCTTGAAAAAATTGTGGCTGTGCGCCTGTCAAAAATAGACTTCTAGCCCTGTCCAAGCCCTCTGTTAAATAGGGTCTAAGAGTAGGGTCTATAGATGAGGTGGTTACTGTTTCTGCCATGATATTTCCTTTATCCGACTACTATATAATCAAAAGTTTTACCTGCGATTGAGTTAGCAGGATGACTAATTACTGCGCTTCCATTAGTTACTGAACTAATATAAGGGTTTGTATAAATATTGCTTGTGTAACCATTGCTAGATAAGTAGCTCATGGTTGCTATTACTGATGGTGTTGCTGGTCTTGTAGGGCTTGTACCTGCTGCAAAATACTCAATATAAGTGCTTGTGCTACTTGGTCTCCATGCTAATTGAATATAATCATCTTTTTGCAAAGCAATAAAGAAGTTCATAGAACCAATGTCATGGCTATTGTCACCAGAGCCTTTTCTCTGAGAAATACCAAATTTACTATTAGAAGCTGCTATATCAGTACCATTTTTTCTAAACCAAATGTCCACAGTCTCATGGCTAGTTGTGCTATTCACTAATTGGACTGAAAACTGAATATTATATAAACCTGCAAACCCAGCAGTTAGCTTTGTGTTATCTACTAGACTCGCTCCTAAAGCATAGTCAGTAGCATTAAAGGTGATAATATTCACCCCAGTTGTATTGGGAGCTACTTGGTTTGTAGTATCTTGCACCGCCAAATAAGGATAGTAAGCAGTAGAAGATATATCATCTGTTGGAACAATAATAACTACTGAATCTACACCAATGCGAGCATCTGTAATAGTTGTAGTTGTTGCATTGCCTGTTGCTAAAGTTACAGTACCTGTATTATTTGTTTTGCCATTCATAATGCCATTGACTACTTCAGCAACACCTCGCTGGTCTGAGCCAAATGGGGGTAATAGTCTAAACATTATCTTCCACCCATAGGAACAATCTCGACATCAGCACCAATGGCTGTGTCCCAGTTAGCGCCTGTAGGATTAAATTGTAGTCTGTGGAATCTACCCATGCTTCTCAATGAAACCCTGTTTTCTGAGTCTGCTGCTGTTGTTGAACCAAATACTACCTGTGTATTTAGTAAATCTCTTGAGAACACAGCTACATTGCATGAACCATTATCAACTATTGGCTGTACCATAGTTATCGCAGTTTTACGATTTTCAAGCGACAGTTCTCCTGTCTGGATTGTAGCAGTAGAATTTGCACCTGTAAATGTAACTACTTTGTTTCCTCGGACACCTGCAAATAGCAGTTTTCCACCTAGCCAAATCCTTGAATCAAAGCTAGTTCCCAAAGCATCAATAGAGCTAGAAATAACATCTAAGCCCTCTAAAGTAGTAGATGGGCTAGAAGATGAGGCTATTCTGTCTACATCTGTAACACCACTAGACCACTTCTTAGTCTGAAAGTTATAAATCAATAGTCGGCTAACATTGCCACCCTGACCTTTGTGTGGGTAAGCCCAAATCACTAGGTTTTTAATAGGGTCAATGGCAGCAGACATATTAAACAAATACTCCTCGTCTACATCTGAGAAGAAGAATCTGTCTACTTTCTCACCACCAATAGATACTACATTCTGTCCATCACAAGCATAGAAACCATCATCTGCTAAGAAGAAAGTTAAGCCCTGATACTGAATAACTGAGTTAGCTTCATAACATCCTAGGTTTCTAGAGATATTGTCAAATTGGAATACTAATGGGCTACCAACATAAGTCATTCGGTAGATTGACCTATCCATCAAGACTAAGCCAAATTCACCACCGGTCACACCAACAATAGAGCCACCATCAGGAATCTCTTGGTAGTCTGACTGAGTTGTAGCTGAGTCAGTCCATGAAGTCTCATCATTTAAAGCAGACCACTTAACCCTAAAAGGTAATGAAGAACTGACATGACCTGTAACTACAAAGTCCCTAACTACTGTTACAAATCTAGAAGTAGGTGCATCAGCAGCCAAATCAGCCCATGCTGTAGAAGTTCCTAATAACCATCCTTGTAGCTTATCTGCACCATTTGCAGCTATAACCCTGTTACCAAACTGGGTAAATCTCCATCTTTGGTCTGTAGGTGTTGCATAAGTAGCACCAGATACATCATCTAATGACATATCAGTAGAATCTAGCTTATATAAATTAGTCTGGCTTCCGGCAAATATAGTGGTACTTCCATCAGGGTTTTTACCAGCTACTACATTGTTTAATGGTTCTGAAGCTGCCTGTGTATAGTCCACAACAGAAGGAATACCACCATAGCCAATAGCTCTAGAGTAAACATTCTCTGCCTTTACCAATGCACCAGTAATTGATGGTTGGTCTGGTAGCCACTCTCCAAAGGTTATGCGCTGATTTGCCATTGTTCATTTCCACTTGTTGTAGCAGTCCAAGTTTCTGACCCTGCTGTTAAATCTGTCCAAGATTCATTGCCTGCTGTGCCATCTGTCCAGTTAGGACTTTCTGGTGTTTCTGGTGTCCAAGTCTCATTACCAATACTATCTGGACTCCAATTATCGCCAAATATATTACCTAAACACCTGATAGTAGCTGAGTTGCTAATTGAGCCTGATGCACTAAATACTGCATTTGCTGCAATTGATACTGTCGCAATGCCTCTAATCTCTGCGCTACCTGAGTACTCAACACCGCCCAGCGCTGTAACTGTAGATAATCCATTGATTGCTCCGGTAGAAGTTCTAATCCTTATGCCATCAGCAGATATAGTTCCACTAGCAGAAATAGAGCCTGATGCGCTTAATACCCTAGCACCATTAGCTGTAACAGTAGCTGTACTTGATATTGAGCCTGCACCACTATAAATTCTGAATCCGCTTGCCAAAACAGTCGCTGTTGAGTTTACAGAACCTGTAGCAGTCCTTATCCTAAATGAGTCGCTTGATACTGTTGTAGAGCCTGTAATAGAGCCAGAACCACTATAAACAGCAAAAGTATTAGCTTCTAGTGTTCCATTGCCTGTAATTGAGCCACTAAAGAACATAATTCTAGAAGAATTGGCTGATACAGTTGCACTTGCTGTTACTGCACCAACACCTAATCTTTCTCTAAATCCACTAGCTGATACTGTGGCTTGAGAAGTAACACTTGCAGGATTTACAAAGTAAACAGTTACAGAGCCATTCCATAAAGCACTATCTAAAGACAGGTTAAGGCTGTCTATTGAGCCTATGCCATCTAAGGCTTCTAGTGTCCAGTTCCCTGTAACTCTGTCATCATACCAATCTAGGTCTAGAGAATAAACTAAATCATCTAGGCTTCCAAATTGGTCTAATTGCTCAAGAGTTAGTGGCATTATGCCAAGGTGACTGACAAGTTACTAGAAGCAATCTTAAAGATGTCTCCTGTTGCAATAGCCTTAGAAACATCTAAAGCTGTATGAAATAACAGGTTGCCTGATGTTAAAGCATCATGGATACCAATAAAAGCTACAGTACCCCAATCAGCAGTACATTGTGGAAACTCTACTGCTGCGCTGTTTGTAGATACACCATTGCTAGGTGCGCCAAAAGTAACCGCAACTCGAGCATAAGAACCGCCTGATACTTCAGTACCAGAGCCAGCATCTGTAGGGTCAGAAGTGAATAAACCTACATAAACTGTAGTTGGAGTTGTATAGCTTGTATTGCGGAGAACTGCATTAATTACTGCATTTTCCAAGTAGTTTGACATTTCAGCCATGATATTTCCTTATCTAGATGTTACTTTCATTTGTAAAGGCACTCCAGAATACTCTGAGCCTTCGTCTGATTCGTTGATGTTGTTTACTGCTCGGTCATACATACTAATCCACATCTGCACTCTGGCATCATTGATTAGGTATGGTTCTGCTTCAGCTAATGCACCATATAACAAGGCATCAAAGTAATTAGCTAGAAATACATTGCTTGTATTAGCATCTGACAAGACTGTAGGCTTGCCATAGTAAAGAATCTCTAAAGTGTAAGCAGTATCAGGCACAGGAGCAAATAAGAACTCAGCAGCCAATACTGTGTAATAAAATGGTTTGCCAGACTCATCTGCCCTAGCATCTCTTGTGAAGGCACTAGGGGACAGATAAGATACAGGCATCCTTGGGTTACCTTGAATATATAAATCTCTTACTTCTAAGAAGTCTGTAGGCAATGCTACCTTACCATCACCAGCCACAGTAGGAGTAGTTGCTGACTTCAACATCATTCTAGTTCTGAGTTCTCTAGCCATCCGAGTTTCAGCTAATCGAATAAAGTCAGGAATCTGAGTTGTCAAATCTGACCTACCTAAGTAGTTAGCTACTGTAGTTTTAAGGTCTGAGTAATTTGTAAAAGCCATAATTCCCTCTAATTGATGTCATGCCATCCATAAGTATAATTTCCGACATGACCTATCTCTTGAGACAAATCATGGTCTATAAAAGTATCAATTCCTACATCTTTTGCCTTGATACAGAAGTAAATATCCTCACCTAAGAGCTTGTTCTCAGGCAATAATTCAAAGAAGAACCAAGGTTTAGGGATAGCATTTAGAGTCTCTTTGCTTATCAGCATGACTCCACAGCCTATTCCATCAGCCTGTTGTATTCCTGTCTTATTCTTAGAAGATATTTGCTTCCAGTTGCAAGTTCCATCTTCATCTATTTCTAGTGTCTTTGCAGTCGCTTTAACAGGGCTTGAGCGAGTTGTAGCATTTACCCCTATTATCCCCTTACCATGAGCAATTAATCGCTCTAGGGTGTCTTTAGGGAAGCGCATATCGGCATCTATAAATAGAACATAGTCTGCACCTTCTTCTAGGGCAGATTCCACCATATTGTTTCTTTGGTCAAATATCAGAGTACCCATAGAGGTATAAAGATTGACTTCATGCTCTGTATTTCTAGCAATATGATTGACCATTCTAGCCAAATCAAATGCTGTTCCTACTTCCATCTGTCCCCTAGCTGGGATACATATAGCAATAGTAGCCATTAAATCTGACCACCTCTAGTTCTAAACACAATATTGTCTGGGTCATTCAGCCATCTTTTGAGTGCCGGCATATCAATAACATGGTAGCCTCGCATGATGCCTTTTTTGTTTAGGTCACCAATAACTTCTGAAGGTATTGAAGCAATATGATTTCTAGGGTCTAGTGGGTTATCTCCCCATCCAGTTCTACCGCTATTATCGTTATATGCTTTCTTAGTAGCATCAATAAAGTTACTTAAATCTACCTTGGTTTCAATGATTAAACCGCCATTGCCATCAGCATAAGCAGTTTTATTAGAGCCAAATTCACCTAGTTTTGACAATTAAATCTCCAAGAAATGAGGGTGAGTTTCCCCACCCCCAATTCTACTTACAAATTAACTTGCTGACAAGTCAAAGATACCGCCATGAGCGCCTTCGTTTTTAACTTCAAGAGTTAATTCAGCCAAGATTTGAGTCTTTTCTGAGTCACCTGATTTAGCTAATTCGATAGTCTGGAATGGGCGCAAATATGCTAATGCTGCATATTCTGGGTCTAATACCAAAGCATCACGAGTACGCATGAAACGGTTAGGAACAATTTGAAGAACACCAAAGTCTGACTGATAAAGGTCAGCACCACCAAGGATAGTTACATCACCATTTGTATTGCTGTTGTAACGGTGCTGTGACAAGCCTGTAAAAGCTGAAACAACTTGCTTCAATGCTGGAGAAACCATCAATACTGAAGGTGTACCACCAGAAGTGAACACTTTAGCTACTACATCTTTAAGCATAGACTCTTGGAAAGTACGAGTTGTACCATCTGTACGAGTAGATACACCGATAGTTGTAGGGTCTGCACCAGCAGTTGTACCAGAACCTTTGTTTGTGTTTGTCTTGATGTAAGACAATAGAGTACCCATAACACGAGCTGTTGAGCTATTACCAGCAGACTGACCTTGGTTAGCTGTGATAATACCTTCAATGTCTCGCTTCAATTCAGCAGATGCTTTAGCCAATTGATAAGCCTTCTCAGACTTACGACCAGCCTTGTCTACAGCTTCCAAAGTACCAGAAACTTGCACAGTCTTACCAACGATTTGTGTGTAGTTACCGATACGAGTTGTAGCTGACAAAGTTGCAGAAGTTGCATCAGCACCTTCAACAAGTGCATTGCTTGTGTTTACAGATGCCAAAGCATCAGTCTGCCACTCATGGTAAACAGCTTTAGCTGATGTCTTACCAATAGAGGACATGATAGGTGTGTCTTGTGGGCTGATGTTGTAAATTACATCAGATAAATCTTCTCTTGCGCCAATGGCGTCAAATCTTGTATATGTAGGCATTACTAAATTCCTTT